GTGCTGGCAATGAGGACACGGCACGTAGAAGTAACGCTGATCGCTGGACTCAAAGAGGTCGCTGATCCGCGAGGCGCCCTTGATCGTCGGCGAGCTGGAGAAGTAGAACTTGGCATTGCGGCCAAAGGTACTGCCCCGGGTTTCCGCCAGTTCGATTGGGTCACCCTCCTCGCCCACGTCGACCTCCCAGCGATCCACCTCATCGCCGTACACATAGCGAGCCGACAGCTCTGCCAAGTTGGCCGCAGAGCCTGCGGTGGTGACGTACAGCGAGCCGCCTTCAAACTCCTTGGTGTCCATGGTGTTGCGTGAGTCCCGCGAGCGGCTCGATGCGACACGCTCACGTAGTACCGGCGTTGCCTTGATGGTCTTGCTGATCCGTGACGACACCCGCTTCGCCAAACCCAGGCTCGGCAACAACGTCAGGATGTTGGACGGCGCCATATGGATCAGCCCGCCAATCCAGTTCAGCGCGATCTGGGTTTTCATCAACTGCGAGGCCACCATGGTGACCACGCGCTTGCACGGGTGAGCTGGTGACAGGCAGCGCATGGGCTCCCGGGCATACGGCGTCCGAGAGGTCCGGTACTGGCCCGGCTCAGCGGCGCCGGTGTCGCGGGGGATGCGCATGTACACATCCGCCCATTCATCAATCCACACATCCGGGTCAGGCTGCAGGCCACGAAAGTAGGCCTCGCGGTAAACCTCCGCGCCGTCAGGTCTGGCCAGATTCATTGACTACCTCCCAGTTGGTTTCAAGGGTGTGGCCAAAGTCCTCCGCAGACATGCGGCTGGCCTCTTCCAGCCTTGTGCGCAAGGCTGCCGTGAGGTGCCTTTCAATCTCCCAGGGGTCGGTCATCGCGGCAAGCTCAGGCGCGAGCTGCGGCGGCATACCCAACAGCGTGTCGCGCAGCATGCGGCCGGCGTTGTAGGCGCCGGACTGCACCGCTGTGACCTCCACCGTCGAGCCCTGGACCTTGTTAAATTCCGCCTCGGCCAGCTGGGCCAGGTAGTACTCGCGGTGAGCGCGGGCCTTTTGAAAGTCTGGCTGCTTGCCCGGCGCGGTAGCCAATGGCTGCGGCGCAGCCGTGGAAGTCGGCTCGGCAAGAGGAGTGAGCTGGCTGTGAACGTCGCGCTGGACTCGATCCTGTTGATGGCGAGCCGAGACAGCGGCCTTGCTCGGGTCAGCGGTTTCGGCAATGAGGGCTTGGGTGGCCAGGACATCGACCTTTTTGCCATCGGGCGAAAGCACCAGGCGGTTGTTATCTTTCAGCCAGGTGATGTAACTCGGTGACCTGCCGATGCGAGCCGCGAAGGCGCTCTTTGACAGGTAGGTTGGTTCTGTCATGAGCCCTCCTTTTTCAACGGCTTTTCAATGAGACCTTTCAATTTCAATGGATTGAATTTCAGTAAGCTGGCAGCCCTGCCGCTAACGCTTTCCCGCGGGTTTACGACCCCGTGTCCTTGGGCGACTTCCAGGGTCCCCGGCAGGTTTTCGGCGCACCATTTTGATGCGCATCGTTGAAAGCCCCGTATTCCGGGGGTTCCAAGGCACTAGCCCTGCCCTTAGCTCGAAGGAGGGACATCGCACACCCCCAAACGCTTGGCTGCCCAACGCTCATACAACCCGATGGCTACATCGGCTCCGGCCATCGCAGTCAGGCAACCAATCGCCGAAGCCGCCCAGATGGATACGCCGGCAGCGTGCAACAACATCATGGTGGATAACCCGCAACCGACGCAGGCGCCGGACCGAAGAGCCAACCTCCGCACCAGGGGCCATCCCCGTACACCAGCCTTGTCGGCCCGCCACATCTCTCCGGATACGCCGCCGACTAGTGAAAGCATAATCAGCATCCATACCGGCATATCTACAAGAGCCTGCTGCTCGTTCGTCATCGCCCTACCCCATAAACGCAAAAACCCGGCGCAATGGCCGGGTTCAGTGTGGTGGTGTGTCCCGCTGCTTGCGGTCGCACCTATCGAAGATGGGTACTTTTTACAGGTCGATTCCGGTGGCAGCAAGCCAGTTTTAATGCCACCCCCCAATAAGGGGGCAATGCAGGGTGAATGCAGGGTCAACGCAGGTAAACTCATCACCTCGGCTATAAGCTCTTTGGGTGCTGTCTTACCTGTCCCACCTGTACTAAGTCAGGTAGGACAGCTACAGGCCCCGAGATTAAAGGCTCTGCCTTACCGTCCTACCTTTACTTATCCTTCCTCGTGTAAAGAGAGAAAGCTAAAAGCACGCGTGCGCGCCCATGGCGCGTATGTACGCCCGCTGCGCTCACACATGTGTGTGTGACGTGCGGGAAGGTAGGACAGTAGGACAGACCACAAAACACGTGGCCCGCGCTTGTCCAACTGCACCCATTTGCAGTTGGACAAGGCGAGACAGTAGGACAGCAAGGAACGGAGTTAGGGCGAGGATCAAGCAGCCTTCCCCATCAGCAACATACCAATGCACAGGTGAGCGTCGTGCAGACGCTGGTAGTAGGTGTCGCGGCCGCATCCGCAATGGGCATAACGCAGTGCCATGTTGGAGTCGTAGTTGCAGTAGTGCTCGCGCACGACCAACGCCAGCTCTGCATCCAGGTGCTTAGTCACGATCAGCTCCATGTCGAGCGAGCCCTCCAATGGCGCCTTGCTTGCACGCCTGCCGCGACTGAGCTGGCCGTTGCTCTCCATCATCATCGCGACCATGTTGCCGCCGGCGAGCCCACCGCTGGATAGATCGCTGTGCAGCTCATGGGCCCAAAGCCGCAACAGCGCATCGATCTCCTTAATCAAAACAAGGCTCCTCGCTCTTTTCGACCACCAATGCCGAGTGTCGGCCCCACGTCTCAGGCTTCTTGTAGGCCCAAGGTCGAACCCCACTCTTAGCCAGCGCGGGCTGCCGCACCTTGCGCCACCCCAGGCGATGCATAATCGCGCCGACACGCATTTGCTCCGGCTTGCCCCAGTGCCCGAAGTCCAGCTTCAAGGCGCCAGCCAGGATCTCGCTGCCGGTGGCGGTTTCGCCGATCTGCGACTCCTCCAACCAGGTGAGGATCGGGCCCTCCCACTCATCCACCACAAAGCGCTCCTCCTGGGCCTCAGCGAACAGGGGTGCCTCATCTCGAACAACCCACCAGATATCCCCCGCCAAGTAGCAGAACATCGCCTCAGCCCAGAGCTGGTCACGTATCTGGCGCAACTGCTCCAACTCAACCTTGGTACATGCCACCGGCCAATAACGCCGGTTGCCGGTCGCGTCCTTGAGGTATTCGTCCTGGTTGGTCGTGCCCACGAAAACACACTGGCGTGGCACGTCCATCGTTCTGCGGCCGTAGCTCTCACGGTAAGTATCAATCGAGGCTGAGAAGAACTGTTTAGCCTTGGTCGACTCGGCCTTGTTGAAGCTGTCCAGCTCACCCAGTTCGATAATCCACTTCCCCCTGATCGCTTGGAACGCGTCCTTGTCACCCAGAGTAAACGGCGTATCCATGAACCACTCACCACCGAGAATGCTCATGGCAGTCGACTTACCGGCGCCCTGGGCACCTTCAAGGATCATCACGGAGTCTGCCTTGCAGCCAGGTGACATCACCCGGCCAACAGCCGAGATCAACCATCGCTTGCCCACCTTTGAGCTGTAGTTAGTGGGGGCCACACCCATGATGTCGGTCAACCAGGAACTGAGCCGTGGTACTCGGTCCCACTCCAAGCCATGAAGGTAGTTGCGTACGGGGTGAAACGAGCAGTCGTGAGCGACGACGCTGACAGCCTCGATCACGTGACTAGCCTTTACCCGTAGGTTGTACTGCTGCGCGAGCCACTTCATTACCAGCATGTCGTCGATGTCCGCCCAATCACCAGTCACACCGCCATAGGGTGGGACTCGCAGTTTGACGATCTTCGAACTGAATGAGCTGAAGCCGATCACTCCGGCCCAGCGCTCGTCATTACCGAGGATCAGCTCAACGTTCTGCATGTGCGCAATCAGCATGCCGCTTTCACTACGGGCCAACAGATCCCTCCAACCACCAGCTGCGGCAGGCTTGACCATCGCGAGCACCTGGCGCCGGACAGGGTCCAAGCCTTCAGCACAATGCAAGTCGTTGAAGTCGGTCCACTTATCCTCTCGCTCACAAGCAAAGTTCGGCCCAACCACCTGGCCTCCCACGACGGTCGCCGCGTTTTCAGCACGCTCCTTGCCCGGGTTCCAAGGCTCGCCATTTGGGCGTTTGGTCTTCCAATCATCATCCCGGCACACAATGACCGGGCGCCCAGGAAAACGCTCACGCATGGCCTTTGAAACCAGCATCAGGTTGCCAGCATCAAAAGCAATGGCTACCGTTAGCGAGGTCGCCATGTGCAAGCTGGCGCCGGTGGCGTAGCCCTCACACACCAAGATGGCCTCGCCCGGCTCAGGGTGCGGCCCGATCAGGTGAAAAGCGCCCTCCTTTGACATCCCGTAGGGCCAGTAGGACTTGTCTCGCCCGGTGTCTGGCTGCTTCTCGGGGAAGATCACCTGCAGGCCGACAATCTGGTCACGTACGTTGCTCATCGGCACCAAAAATGCGCCGGAGCGTGGTGCATAACGAACGCCGAACCCGACGATTTGCTTTCGATCCAGGTAGGTGCTGCGGCCCTTTTCGGGCATGCGCTTGAACAGCGAGGCCGCACGGTTCGCCGCTCGGCGCGCTGCATTGGCAGCCACCTCTGCAGCACGTCGCTTGGCCTCCTCCTGGCGAGCGCGCATCACCTCGCGCTCCTCAGCGCTCATGCGACCGGCCTTGACCTTGATCTTCTGCGTCTCGCCCGAGCGCCAGTCGCCAAAGCTGCCGAAGATCAGGGTTTCGCCCTTCTCGGTGCGGTGCTCATGCACCACGTACCAACCATTCTTTTCCTTGCCCTTGTCCTGGGCAGTCTTGCAGCGAGTGAGCTTGCCGAATACCAGCGGCTGCACGGGCTCCAGTCCGTAATCGGCGAATTGCCCCAATACCTCATCGAGCATGGCGGGCCTCCCGCAGTTCATTGATCTGTTGGCACGAAACGCAGCAGACGCACCCTGGCAATGCCAGGCGCCGGGCTTCAGGGATCGGCGAGTCGCACTCATCGCAGAACAAAAAGGAGTGAGGCGCGGTCTCGGGCTTGCTGGCATTTCGTGCTGCAAGCGCTTGGTCCAAACGCTCCTGCACCAGGTCATTAGCAAAATCAGCGATATCAGCCACGGTCGGCACCTCGCGTCGTCTTGTTGACGTAGGTGGCGCGGTTGAACATCCCCAACAGCCCTTGAATGCCACGGAAGACCTGCAGGCGGATCTCAGCCAGCTCACTGTCTGAGACAACACCGTCACCAATGCTCTTGGCCCAGGTATCAGCCAGATCCGCGACCTGGCGAAAATAGACTGCAATGCCGGTGGTAAGAGTCTCCGGCATGTCATTGGTATACGCCTCGGCCAGCTCCTGCCAGGTCGTATCCCCCACCAACGCGTGTACCGCGTCGAGGATGCGACGGTCCTTGGTCAATTCCAAGATCTCGCCGAACTCTTGAATATTTACCGAGTGGCTTGGATGGGTCGGGGATAGTTTGTGCTGCAGAGTGGTGGGGTTTCTGCCGGTGGTGGCGGCGATTGCAGCTGCGCCGCCTGGATAGTCCCGGGCGGCGTGATACAGCGCTAATTCGAGCGTCAGGACTTCCCGTTGTGCTCGGTCAACGCAACTCAGAGCGATACGGCTCATGGCATTAATCCTTGTAAGTTGCCAGTGCCGCGCGGCATGCAGTGGTGATACATTTGCCGCGTGGCTTGAAAGGGCCCAAAAGCCGGCTAGGTCCGCAAGACCGATACCGGCACCGTGCCGAGGCGAACAATCCGTTGTTCACCTCTGGCGCAACAGCTGCCCAATCTGTGGTGGAAAAGGCAGCAACACCAAGGCTTCCGAGCCTTGGAAAGCGCGGTAAAGATCGACGGTTTGCATGTGGTGTGCCCGCCTATCTTTATCGCGACCCGACAGCGCTGTGGTGGTGCGTGCCGGGAGAAGCTAGGCGACCCTTGGGTCGCCTTTTTTCTTCTTTAGGTCCTGAATTCGATAGTTTTTTGTTCAACGACGCCAAAGTGCTGCAGTACCTCCGTAAGACTGACGCTACCTCCGCTCTCCCTAACCAACGCTCTAATCAAGGATACGCTTGGGTCCTTAGTCGCGTATTTCACGTGCAGCCGTAGATAGCTCACCGCAATTCCGCAACGGGTTGCGTATGCCGACAGCTCTTGCTGATTGAGACTTGAAATGTAATTCCGAAGCGACATTTGATACCTCCAGCCCCAAAAATAACCTCAAAGGTTAATTTTTGCAATACCCACAAGGACATTCACCTGATAGGTTAATCCGGCCAGAATTTGCGTATGAAAATTACTAACACGCGCCTAAGCAACTTCAAGAGAATCCTGGCGGAGAAAAAACTTCGCTTGGTAGACATAGCTGATTTGCTTGGCAAAGCACCAGCACAAGTGAGCGCTTTTGGCGGGAAAAATCCCACAAAGGGCATTGGGGACCAGATTGCTCGAGAGCTTGAACGAGCTCTTGAGTTACCAATCGGATATCTAGATGTACCCTTCGGGATAGGAGGGTTCGGTAACGCATCGATTGTTAGCGATGCAGGAAGGAAACTGCCTGTAATCGGATCAATCGCTGCTGGTTCTTGGTGCGAAGCAGTTGAAGCATTCGACCCAAGGGATGCTGAAGAGTGGATTGAGGCTCCAGGCCCAGTCGGTCCACGGGCGTTCATTCTGCGAGTAGAAGGAATCAGCATGGAGCCTAAATTTGTAGAAGGAGACAAGATCGTAATTGATCCATCCCTAGAAGCTCTACCAGGACATTTCGTGGCTGCTCGCAGAGATAGAGATGAGGCAGTGACACTCAAGCAACTAAAGCAAGAAGGGAACGAGCAGTATCTTTATGCACTCAATCCCGACTGGCCAGAACGAATAATTCGATTATCTGAAGATTGGAATATTTGTGGTAGAGCAAGGTGGAAAATTTCCGATCTGTAATTATTCAAGGGCCATGAAGAAGAGGGTCCATACCCGATCCGATAAAAAGATTAATCACCCTGAAGGTTAACTCTGACAAACTCGCCCAATATTTAGCTATTAAAACTAAAACACCAAAAAAAACTGGTGCAAAAGACACAACCTGCAAAAAAACAAACGTTCTTGTTAAGACCTCTCCCTGCCTTTCAACTTGAGAAATCGTTATTTTTAAAAGGCGCTGTAATTTTGGAGGGTATGTTGAGATCTTCCCTCTAAACTCATCAAATACCACATTAAAACTGTGTAGCAGCCTATCAACTTGCAACCTTTGATTGAGCAAGATAGCAAAGAGCACTGCCGTTACAAGCAGCAACCCGATAAAAATAACGCCTGACTCAAAGATGGACTTAGCAGCGTTTAAGGGTATTAGCGCCGCCAGAGACACAGGGAGCGCCAACAACTTACCAGCAATATCACCCAGAACAGCGCTCAGTTTACTCCCGTAATCAATTTCGGCCTGAGCAACTTCCCGACGCGCTTTTTCAAAAGAAAACCCATAGACGTAGGTTTGCAAATTTGTTCGATACTGTGAAAGAACTACTCTCCACTCTCTAACTAGGGCAAGAAGTAAATTAGACTCATGCTCAAATCTTTCAACCACATCTGCAATTGCCAACCGCAGCATGATTTTCCTTTCAGAGAGGTGAGCCTTATTCTCGTTCTTCTTGTTTAAAATCTCCTCCAGCAAGTTTAAATGTTGAATCTCATATATTAGGACCTTTGAATCAACTAACGTTGGTAATAAAAAAGAGCGAGGAGGCTTAGAACCATCTGGCGGTAACGCAAAGAAAAGATTATAACAGTCAGGATTGCTCTCTCTATCAACACCCACTGCCAAAACGGAAAGAAGCTCTACCAGTCGGCAAATACGACGCAAAGCAGCAATAGCCGAAGTATCTTTCGAGTCAGAGTCGGACCACCCCTGATCAATTATAAATATATTTTTTGGAAAGACCCCTTTACTTATCGACGAGCTAGATCTTATTAAATCATCTACCGTATCAAAGAAACGACCATGTTCATTTTTTGGTAATCGGAACTCAAACTCCAGCTTTTCAGTGGAGTACTCGTAATGGTCAAATTTACCATAAGCAGACCCGAGTGCTTTACACATATCAGCTGCGGCTACTAGCTCAGCGCATGGTACTCCGTTAAAAAATAAAACACCGTCCTCTACTACCGGATGCGGAATCGCCCTGTACAAGGCTACCACTGAGTCAAACATGTTATGCCGTCCTGGCTTTGAGTTCTTTTTCTATGATGCCAATCAGTTCCGAACTTAGATTAGAAAGGGTTAATTTTTTCCTTCCCTCATCATAAAACACATCTGCAACTGGATCTTGGCCAAGCGCGCCACGCTCGAACTGTAATGACCAAGTATTAGCAATTCCTTTTATTCTCGTTTTTTCCTTTAGAGACTTACCATTTACAGTAAATTCATCAGGAACTCTGTTACGCTCATTATTTAAGTAATCCTTTAAACCAGCAATATCTTCAATCAACTCAGGCGGCACATGCGTAGTCGCAACATGACATATCGCATCTAGTCTTGCGGGCTTTTTGTCCTCAAACTGAGTTTCCAGATAATTTATAACGGACTCCCGGGCCTTATAAACTAAGCCTTTGAGTGCGGGCTTGTTTCTAAAAAACTTGGTTACAAACTCAATAGCATTCTTTGTGGCTCGCCCAGATGCAACACCTTTAGCACAGCCAAGCGCTGTAATAAAATAATCTGAAGCTTGACTATCGCGCCCTTTGCTAATAAAACAGAGATACGTCGAGTCCAATTCCGGACATTCTTCATCTACCACTTCGTCCTGCTCTGAAACAAATCCCAAGCCCCCTTCTACCTCCCTTGCTTCCGCTTCAACAACTAATCGAAAGCTTTCAAAGTTAATACGAGCAGCTTGCTGAACTTTACTTAAATCAACTTCCTGAATTGCTTTAGGAACATAATTTTCATCTAGCTGAATCCCTCCCCGTTCCTTCATACTCGCCACGAGAAAAAAATCACTGCCGTTGGAGTTATATAACGCACACAAAATATGCCCGCCAGTTGATAAAACTTGTTTTCCAGCTTGGTCTACCAATTGCTCCATAGCCAAATGCGTCAAAGCAACAAAATCTTTTTGAATTACGACATTTTGTGAGTAATCACTGAAACTATTAGGAAACGGCCCCTCTCGCCCATCGCTCGCAAATTGACCATATACAACGCTATTTCCCTCCTTGCCAATAAGGCCATTAATCCCATGAGCAAGAAATTTTAATGCCGGATTCTCGACATCGAGCAATTCATCTTTTATTACTACTTCTGATACAAATTCTGTATGAGCGAGTTTTTTGAAACTATGAATAATTGCTAACTTCAATTCAAACATTTTTAGATTCCATTCCATAATGTCAATACGACACTACCAAAACATAACACCAAATCCCAAAAAAAATCAGCCCCCATGCGCAAAATGTCTATGCAACCATCCATGCTGGCAACGGCCAAAGGCAAAATTATCAAAAAAACCTGAAGATTACCCAAGAGGTATTTTTGTTGACTAATTAACCTCAAAGGTTAACTATTCTCCTCACTCTCCCACCACAGAGCGAGGCAACACCATGCACACCACAGCAACCCTGCACGTCCACCCAGTAGCTGCCACCCCCACTCGGATCTTTGAAGTACGCCGCCTAGCGCTTCAATTCGGGTGCGCGTTTATTGCATCCAAGCCACGCCTCAAGGCTGCCACGGCGCTTCTTCCTGTCGATCCTAACGGCGGAGGGCATGCAGCATGAACGTGTTCAAACTTGACAACCGCACGCTGCAGCTGCTCAACGCCCAGGTGAACCTGAACGAGACATTCGTGCACACGATCCGCTCAGCTCCCAAGCGTGAAGCCATGACCTTTCGCTTGAAGGTCGACCGCGGGCAGACCGATACCCTCTTCACCGTTGAACTAGGCAGCGAACGGCACACGCTGACCTTGGACAACGGCCCGAAGACGCACCTCAAGCTGGCGGACTTCATCGAGGAAATCGCCAATGGCACCAGCGACCTGGGCGACGTGGTTGACCTCAAGCCCCTCCCCCATGCGACTCGTCAATACGGCGTATTTGATACCGCACATCAGCAGCAGCTGTTTGAGCTGGTCCGCCGTGGCGGTGTTCTGGACTTGTACATGGGGTTTGATCTCCCCATTCAGGTGGCACTGCACCGCTGCGGCACCCGTAATGCCGTGACAACCATCATGAGCATTGGCAAGAAGCGACCACGAACCAAGTGCTTCACCTTGTGCGGCACTGAAATCGAGATGTACCAGAAGCTGGTCGAATCCATCCAGCACCTGGCTGAAGTCGCAACACCTGCAGCGCATGCAGCGTGAGGAGGCAGCCATGGAACGCAACCTCACAGAAGCAGCTCAGTACCTGGGCACGACCCGACCGAAGCTGATCAAGCTGATGCGCGCCAAAGACCTACTTAATGAGCAGAGACTTCCCACCTTCCCCACTCGGGATCGAGAGTACCTGGGCATCAAGCAGAGCAAATGGTGGCACCCGAAACACGGTATGCAATACAGCCGCTCAGCCCGAGTAAAACAACCCGGGCTGCGCTGGCTGGCCGACCAGTTAGGACTCCCATTGCCGGAGATCCCGGCTGACCACCGTGACGTGGCCTAGGGAATACGCTCGCCAGATCCTTGCCATGCGGACCAAAGAGGAGCGCAACACTGCGCTCCTTGAGGTACCCGAGCACCTGCGCGAGTTGACCAAACGCCACTGCCTAAATGCCTGGAATCATCCTGCACGCCTGAAGCGCATGGAGAGCCAACAGACAAATGAGTAACGCCAACCAAAACCCGCTAAGGCTCATGCCAGCACCAGACCCGGCCACCATCGAGTTGCTGTACCGCACCTTCGGCGACGTGCTGATCCCCCTGGACAAGCTGCGCGTGCAGTACTTCCGCAACCTGAACGAGGAGCGATTTGCAGCAGAAATCAGTAGCGGCCGGATTCAGCTACCTGTCACCACCCTAGATAGCAGCCGCAAGGCCCCGAAGTACGCCCATATCCGACACGTTGCTGCCTTGATCGATATCCGCGCCTACAGAGCGGACGAGGACCAAGCCAAGCTGCAGACAGAAACACCCGAGCAAAATCAGTAACCCATCCGGCTGCCACCACCAGCCGGCTTTAACCACCAGGAGCACACCACATGACCGAGTATCAAATTTGCGCACTGATCGTCTTCACGCTACTCGTTGGCCTCGTCTTCTACGCTGGCTATCGCAACGGCCTGAACGATGGCCACAAGGCAGGTATTGAAGAAGGCAAAGCGATTGAGCATGCAGACAGCACTGAAGCGATCAAGGAAGTTCAACTACAACTCGACCAGGCCCGAGCTCACTACAAAAAGCTCTACGGCCACTACGAACGCGCCCTGTCAGCAACAAAGCTGGGGGAGGCCGAGCGCCTGACGCTACTTGAAGCTGCTGAGACTTTGAGAATTGCAGCTGACACCTTCAGCGCCTTCCGGACAGGCAAAAAGCTGGAGAGGGATGCACGCGGACAACGCGACAAAGTCATCGCCATCACAACACTGCTGGAACATACCAAGCAGGAGAAAGCGGCATGACGCACTCACAGAGCAGCATCCAGGCTCAGACCGCTTTGCTCCGCCACGCCAGTGGTATCGACACGCTTGTAAAAAACAGTCTCTGCTGCGCAGCAGCAGGCATTACTGCTCTTGCCCGCAGCAGCACCACTGAGGCACGTATACCCCACGAAAAGCTGCGCGGGGCAGCCACCCCTGGAGCAACGCTGAACGCTCAGAGTGGGCCGCCCGCGCAGCCTGTGGTGGGGTACCAGCAGCAACTTAAGGCCCTTGGCAATGGCCAGGTTCCGGGAGTGGCAGCAACAGCATTTCATGAGCTGTCAAAGTGAGGTTACGACATGACTATTCCAAACTCACACGGGCAGGCCATGTCCCTGCAAACAGAAACGCTCAATCAGGAAGAGTTAGTCGCCATTACGGGCTATCAGATCCCTTCTCGACAGATCCAGTGGCTGTCCAGCAATGGCTGGGAATATGTGCTGACTGGAGCCAGGCGCCCCATTGTTGGCAGGATCTATGCTCGCCTCAAACTGGCCGGAGTAAAGCCATCAACGACAAGTGCAGTCGCCGAGACCTGGACACTCGACCTGTCGAAGGTGGGCTAACGGATGCGCCATAGAACAATAGAAAACCGTGACCTGCCACCAAGAATGCTTAGGCGTACCCGAAAAAGAAAAAGCGGCAAGATCTGGATCGGGTACTACTACTGTGGGCGCAATATCGATGGGAAGCGTATCGAGATCCCCTTGGGCAGCGACCTTGATGAGGCAAGGATCGAATGGGCCAGGCTCGAGCGCACGGCGCCACCGAAACCTGCGCACCTGATGGGAGCCCTCTTTGACAAGTACGAAGCTAAAATCATCCCCGGGAAAAAGCCTCGGACTCAAAGCGATAACCTCAAGGAGCTCAAGCAACTTCGCAAAGCGTTCGAGACAGCACCCATCGAGGCGATCACTCCGCAGATCGTCGCTCAGTACCGCGATGCCCGCACCGCCAAGGTGCGAGCCAATCGGGAAATAGCCCTGCTCTCCCACGTATTCACCATCGCGAGGGAATGGGGCATGACCGACAGGGCCAACCCATGCTTCGGTGTGCGCCGAAATAAGGAAACGCCAAGAGATTACTACGCAGGTGATGTCGTCTGGGACGCCGTGTATGCCCAGGCAGTGCAGGAATTAAAGGACGCCATGGATCTTGCGTACCTCACCGGACAGCGGCCAGCGGACGTGCTGAAGGCCGCGACCACGGACATGAGCGAAGGCTTTCTGCGGATTGGCCAGGGCAAGACTGAGAAACGCTTGCGGATCCTCCTAGAAGACGCCGGCAAACAATCAGATCTGTCTGTCTTCCTGGAGAAGCTAAAGGAACGACGGTCCCTGAATCGTATCAAGACCTCGGTTCTGATCACCAACGCTTCAGGCTTGCGCATGAGCCAACAGATGCTGCGCAATCGCTGGGACGAAGCCCGGGAAAAGGCCGCCATCAAAGCGGCTGCAGATGGAGATAGCGCTCTGGCAACCAGCATCCGGCAATTTCAGTTCAGGGACATTCGGCCAAAAGCCGCAAGCGAGATCGCACTGGAGCATGCCAGCAGATTGCTCGGCCACTCATCCGAGGAGATGACCCGCAAGGTCTACCGACGTGTCGGGGAGATAGTAAAACCCACGAAATAAGGAGGGGGTTGCGGAACACCTACCAAAAGTTGCGGAACACTTCATAAATTTTAGACAAGAAAAAAGCCCGTAGATCATTGATCTACGGGCTTTTTAGAGTGGAGGCCGAGGTCGGAATCGAACCGGCGTAGGCGGATTTGCAATCCGCTGCATAACCATTTTGCTACTCGGCCCCAAGTATCCAATACCCATGAAGCAGTGCTGGACACATACAAACTAGTTCAGCGAGCAAGATCTTTATCATCTCGCAACTCTTTGTTTTATAAAGAGTTTTTCCGCTTTCCCGTTAAGGAGTGGTCGCAATTATGGACTTGTTTTCCGTTCATGGCAACTCCCTCTGCGATTTTTTTCAACATTTCCCGTGACTTGCGTGATTTCACTCTGCAGACGGCCGAGGTGGCACCTGCTGCTGCGGGTGATGACAGTGGCCACGGTTGAGGTCGAGCCTGGTGGATTCTGTCTCTCAGCACCGTAGCTATACGTCGATGCGCTCGGGACCCGCTAGAATCCTGCGATTATCCGAGCAGATGAGAGCCAGGTTCATGAGCATCAATTTCGACATGGTCTACCCGCGCCAAGGCACTGGAAGCACTAAGTGGAGCCGCTACCCGGCGGATGTCCTGCCGATGTGGGTGGCTGATATGGATTTTGCCGTGGCCAGCGAAATCATCCAGGCCCTGCAACAGCGTCTGGAGCACCCACTGCTTGGCTACAGCGTGGCCCGCGATGAACTGCGCGAGGCCATAGTCGCTGACTTGTGGAGCAAGTACGCCTGGCGGGTGCAGCCCGATGAGTTGCTATTCCTGCCTGGCGTGGAGCCTGGGTTCAATATGGCCCTGCGTGGTTTTGTCGAGCCGGGGCAGACGGTGGTGGTGCAGACGCCCAATTACCGGCCGTTGCGCATGGCGCCGGACAACTGGAATTTGCCCAAGGTTGAACTGGCCTTCGAGCGCGACCCGCAAGGCGGCTACCTCACCCCGCTGCCGGCCCTGTGCCAGGTCCTGCATGGCGCAGGTGCCCTGCTGTTGAGCAACCCGCACAATCCGCTGGGCAAAGTCTTCCCTCGGGAAGAGTTGCTGGCCGTGGCCAACGCCTGCCTGGAACAAGGGGCGTTGATCATCTCCGATGAAATCCATGCCGAGCTCTGCTTCGACGGGCGTCGGCATATCCCCACAGCGTCCCTGAGCCCGGAGATTGCCAAGCGCACCATCACCCTGATGTCGGCCAGCAAGGCCTATAACATTGCCGGGCTGAAAACCTGTTTCGCCATTATTCAGGATCGAGCCACCCGGGAACGCTTCAATAACGCCCGGGCCGGCATGGTCGATAGCGTTAGCCCCCTCGGGCTGGAGGCCACCCTCGCCGCCTACACTCATGGCGGCCCCTGGCTTGAAGCGTTGATCCAGTACCTTCAAGCCAACCGCGACTACTTGCTGCACGCGGTGCAGACCCGTCTACCGGGAGTGGTAATGCACGCGCCGCAAGGCACTTATCTGGCCTGGCTCGATTGCAGCGCCCTGGGCCTGGACGATCCTCATGGGTTTTTCCTCAGCCAGGCGAAAGTCGGCCTGAGCGCCGGCCTGGAATTTGGTGACGACTGCGGCCAGTTTGTGCGCCTGAATTTCGGTTGCCCGCGGGCTCTGCTGGAGGAAGGGATTCAGCGCATGGAGCGCAGTCTGCAACACCGTTGAATAAAACCGGCGGGGAGGCGCAATACTTCCCCGCACACTGGCCTGCGCCGGTTTCATCGAGCCTCAAGACTCCCGCCCCGTAGAAATCAGACCAATCGTAGACACCATAAGGATTTGTCTCATTCCCAGGTCGACGCCAGTTCCGCGAGCATGGAGCGCTCATTCACTCCGTGGCAAAGAATGCCCAGCCCGCTCTCTAGCAGGCCCATTCAAGCCTCGCTGTCATCGATGCCGATGACCGGCCTTCTTTCGGAGCACGCCCATCCCTCCACTGGACGAAGCGGTATATGGAAGTTACCAACAGTTGGTTAACCCACAGTCATGCCCAGCACGATGTGTACCTGATGATTGTCTGTGAACCGGGCCAGGATCGTTTGGCATTCAGTTATGTGGGGCGGGTCAACTGCAAGGGCTATCACCCCTGCTACGCCTTGCGCTTCAACTCGCCGCCCTTCGGCCATGACTACCTGTCTGCCGTTGCCGCGCTGGAAGCCGGCCTGGCCCACAGCCATGCGATTATCGAGCGCTGGACCAGCCAAAATCTTTGCTACTGCGCACGCTGA